CGTAAAACCAAGAAAGGACTAGCTTTAAAACGTTGGTTCAAAGAAGATTGGAAAGACGTAAAGACTGGCAAAGCTTGTGGTAGAAAAAAAGGTGATAAACGTGGTACACCTTATTGCCGACCTAGTAAACGAGTTTCTACTAAAACTCCAAAGACATCTGGAGAAATGACAGCAGCACAAAAGAAGTCTAGGATTGCGCAAAAAAATAGACTTGGGCAACCAGCAGGAAAGCCGCGTAGAGTAGCATCACTTACAAGAAAAATGAATGCTGGTGGTTTAATAGATAGACAATATCTTAAAGGTAAATAATAATGACTATAACAGGTACTCATAATTTTAATTTAGACTTAAACCTTCTCGTAGAAGAAGCATTTGAAAGATGCGGAGCAGAGTTAAGAACAGGATATGATTTAAGAACAGCTACTCGTAGCTTAAACTTATTAACTATTGAATGGGCTAACCGAGGCATAAACTTGTGGACAGTAGAAGAAGATACTATTCCATTAGTTGCCGGTACAGCCACTTACGATTTGCCCGCGACTACTATTGACCTTATTAGCCAAGTTATAAGAACTGGGTCTGGAACAACTCAGTCAGACATAGCTATTTCAAGAGTGTCAAATCCTACTTATGCATCTATACCAAGTAAGAATAGCACGGGCAGACCAATACAAATTTATATAGATAGACGAGGTCCAGAAGTGCCTCAAGTTACTATGTGGCCTATTCCTAACGACGCAAGTTATACTTTTGTGTATTGGTATTTAAAACGAATGACAGATGCAGGTACTGGAGTAAACACCCAAGATATACCATTTAGATTTTTACCGTGTTTAGTAGCAGGATTAGCATATTATTTATCTATAAAAATACCTGAAGCTGGAGATAGAGTGCAGTTTTTAAAACAAGAATATGAAGAACAGTGGTTACTTGCATCTACAGAAGATAGAGAAAAAGCAACTTTAACTATAGCACCAAGAAACTCATATATTTAGGAGATTATCATGTCAGAAGATAAACAGTTTAAAGCTTTTAAAAAAAAAGATGATGCAGAACAAAAAAGAAGAAAAAAGAAAGCAAAAATAAAAAAAATAATGCAAGACCCAACCTCACGTGAAAGAATAATTTATGACAAAATGCTTAAAGGAAAATTTGGGTATCCAGATTTAGATAAAGTAGATGAAAAAGAAAAGAAAACTAGAAAAATGAATAAAGGCGGTATGGTTATTGTAGACAGAAATTATCTTAAAGGTAGATAATGAGCAACAAGTACACCACTAATAAGAATACTATAGCAGACTGTGATGTATGCGGATTTCAGTTTAAGCTTAAAAAATTAAAAGATTTATATGTAAGAAAAACTAATACTCATATAAAGGCGTGTCCGGAATGTTGGAATCCAGACCAACCACAGAACATGCAGGGTATGTATCCAGTCGAAGATCCACAGGCTGTAAGAGATCCAAGACCGGATCAAAGTTTTAACGAAAACAATATAACCGGATCAAGAGATATAGAATGGGGATGGGAACCCGTAGGCGGAGCAAGACCTCCAGCTAATCAGTTTACTGGCAATAATTTGGTAAGTTCTGTAAAAGTAGGAACTGTTACAATAACAATAACTTAGGAGAAAGACATGGCTAAAGAAAATCGAGAAAGAAAAGCTAAAATGGTAGATGGCTTTGCACAACCACAAGATGTACCTGTACCTAACTTTGCTGGGTATCCAGAAAAAGATATTAAGACAACAGGTGTAGAAACTCGTGGTAATGGCGCAGCTACTAAAGGCACTAAAGCTCGCGGTCCTATGGCATAAGGATAAATAATGACTTACACAGAATTAGTGGCACAAATACAGTCGTATACTGAAAATGAATATTCTACGGTTGATGTAAATACATTTATTACGCAGGCGGAAAATCGTATATTTAATGGTGTTAATATACCTGACTTAAGAAGAAATGATACGGGTACTATTACGGCAGCAAATAAATATCTTAATGTTCCTACAGACTGGCTAGCTACTTATAGCCTAGCAGTAATTGACAACGCAACTAATGAATATACTTTTCTTATAAACAAAGATGTTAACTTTATAAGAGAGTCTTTTCCTGACACAGATACGCCTTTTTTTGGAAAACCAGAATATTATGCAGTCTTTGATGATACAACTTTTATACTTGGTCCTACACCTGATATTGGCTATGGTGCTGAGCTGCATTACTTTTTTTATCCTGAGTCTATTACTACTGCCGCTTCTGGTACGTCTTGGTTGGGAGATAATTATAGCTCCGTACTACTTTATGGTTCATTATTGGAAGCAGCGACGTATTTAAAATCTAACGCAGATACTATAACTAATTATACTAATCGTTATCAAGAAGCTATGAATGGACTAATGGGTCTTGGTGAAGGTAAAAATACTCGTGATGCTTATAGAAGTGGACAAGCAAGAATACCTGTTAAAGGCAAAGGAAGAATTTAATGGCTACTATTGTACAAGGAATAACTAATACGTTTGTTGCTAAATCATTAGCTGGTGATATAGATTTTGACACAGACACATTTAAAATAGCTTTATATACTAATGATGCTACATTAGATCCATCGACTTCTGCTTACACCACAACTAATGAAGTAGTAGGCGTAGGGTATGTAGCTGGAGGCAATACATTAACGGGGGCTAAAGTTACACAAGATGATACGGCTGATGTGGTGTACATTACCTTTGACTCTCCTACAACGTGGACAGGTACATTTTCAACTAGAGGTGCTTTAATATATGATAGTAGCTCTAGTAATTTTTCAGTATGTGTATTAGATTTTGGAGCAATAAAAACTATAACTTCAGAAACATTAACGGTTACTTTGCCAGATAACACGGCAACAACCGCACTTATTCGATTTGAATAGAAAGGATTAACATGACAGGATTTTCATCACTTATTGCAGATGCACCAAAAGTAACAGTAGATAACGTAAGACCGTTAGAAAAAGATTTATATAAAATGATGTGGAATAAACCAGAGTATAGACAAGTTGCTCCTGGTGAACAAATATCTCATGAGTTTTTAAAACAAGCAAAACCTAAAGCCGGTGCTACAGTTCTTGATTTAGGATGTGGTACAGGACGTGGAGGATTAAACTTAGCATTTTTTGGTAACCTAGATGTGACTATGGTTGACTTTGCAGATAATTGCTTAGACGAAGATATAGTCCCTATGCTAGAAACACAAAAGCACACATTAAAATTTGTAGAAGCTGATTTGTCTCAACCTCTACCTGTTCAAGCAGCTTATGGTTTTTGTACTGACGTGATGGAACACATAAGACCACATCATGTAGACCGAGTTATAGATAATTGTTTATCTTCTTGTCAACATGTATTTTTTCAAATATCTACAGTTGATGACAAAGCAGGAGTTTTAGTAGGGCATAAATTACATTTAAGTGTGCACCCTTATAAGTGGTGGTTAAAAAAGTTTAAAGAACATAAATGTGTTATACATTGGTCACAAGAAACAAAAAATACTTGTTTATTTTATGTAAGTAATTGGGCTAGCGGCGAAGAAATAGTAGATGCAGGCACTGTAAATACTAATGATGAACAAATAAAAAAAAATGTTGAACACAATATAAAACAAGGATATTTGCAAGTAGAGCCTCACCCAACTAATGATATTGAGGTGATGATTGTAGGAGGTGGGCCATCTGTAACAGAACACCTTGAAAAAATCAAGCAATTGAGGCAAAATGGTGTTAAACTTATAACAATTAATAACGCCTATAAATGGTGTATTGACAATGGTTTAACTCCTTCTGCTATGGTCATGGTAGATGCACGCGAATTTAATGCAAGATTTACAGAACCTGTAGTTGAGGACTGTAAGTATTTTATAGCTTCACAATGCAATCCTAGTGTATTTAAGGGTTTGCCAAAAGATAGAACTTATGTATGGCACACTCAAGCAGAATTATTAAAAGATATACTAGACAAGCAATATGAAACATGGTGGTCAGTTCCAGGAGGATCAACTGTTTTATTAAGAGCTATACCATTGTTTAGAATGTTAGGATTTAAACGCTTTCACTTGTTTGGCTGTGATTCGTGTTTAGGTGAAGACGATAAGCATCACGCATATGCACAAGTAGAAAATGATGGACAAGCAGTTATGCCCGTAAACGTGAGCGGGAAGATATTTAATTGTAATCCTTGGATGGTATCGCAAGCTCAGGAGTTTATGAGTTTAATACAAATGTTAGGGGATGAAATTGAATTAGAGATATACGGCGGGTTATTACGTCATATTTTAGAATCCGGCGCGTCATACGCCGATATTAAGGAGATTTAACATGGCAGCGACAGCATGGCAACTATACAACAGTGCCAAAAAATATATAGGTAACGGCACAATTAGATTAGGCACCGGTGTTTTTAAAATGGTTTTAGCGCAAACAGCTAGTAATGCGTCGACTTTTACGTTATCAGCTTATGGTGGCGGAGGTGCTCTTACTTCAGTTACTAATGAAGTAGCAACTGCAGGCGGATATGCTGCGGGGGGTAAAAATTTAGTACCAGCTACATCTCAATGGGTAGAAGGGGCATCAGCTAAACAGCAGAAGTTTACTATGTCTACAGTAGGTTTAGCATTTACTGCTTCTGGAGCTAACATAGTTAATGTTAGGTATGCGATTATACGTAATTCTACAGGTGCAGGTGCAGGCAAACTTTTATGTTTTTGTCAGTTATCTAGCTCGCAGTTTACGGTAACATCGCCAAATACTTTAACTGTTTTACCTGCTGCTACTGGCATATTTACCTTAACTTAAGGAGCTAGTAATGGCTACCGGCTGGGGACGAGGTACCTGGAGTTCAGGCCCGTGGGGTGAACCTGAAGTTCCAATCACACCGAGCGTAGGAACGGTATCGTTAGCTGGTGTAGCACCAACAGTATTAGATGGAGCAATAATTACCCCTGGAGTAGGGGCGCTAGCATTGGCTGGAATAGCTCCAAATATAGTCGGCGGAGAAGGAATTACTCCTAATTTAGGAGAAGTAGTACTAGCTGGAATAGCGCCTACTGTAATAGAAGATATAAGAATAGCACCAAGCGTAGGAGCATTAACACTTACAGGTGCAGTGCCAATAGCGGTAGAAGGAGATATAGCTCTCCCCGCAGCTGGATCACTTGCATTGTTAGGAATAGCTTCTCAAGTTATACAACAGAATAATATATTTAAAACGCCAGGCGTTGTAGCATTAAGTATAGCGAGTGCAGCACCAACTGCCTCTATTGGTATACGAACAACACCAAGTGTAGGCGCAGTATCATTAGCAGGAGTTGTTCCAACTGTGTTAGATGGGTTGGTAGTTGCTCCAAGTGTAGGAGCATTAAGTATAGCAAGTGATGCCCCTAGTGAAGTTGTAGGAATAGTAAGAGAACCCGCCACTGGCGCATTAAGTTTAACAGGGCACGCCCCTATCATTAGTAACTCTAATTGGGTTATAATAGATACAAGTCAGACACCCGATTGGAAAGAGATAGCGACAGGAGCGTCTACATAGGATAAGGATTAAAAAATGTCAACATATTCAAATTTATCGATAGAACTGATAGGAACAGGAGAACAGTCTGGTACTTGGGGTACTACGACTAATACTAACTTAGGTACAGCATTAGAAGAAGCTATTGTTGGAACTACCGACGTAGCTGTTGGTACCGGAGATACCGCAATTAATTTAGTTACGACCTCCAATGCTACACAACCCATTAGGCATTTACGACTTAATCTTACAGGAAGTGCAGGGGGTGTTGGTAATTTAGTTATAACTAATGCTGCTGCAGGCGGCGCTAACACATTTCAAAAAAATTACATAATTAATAATGCCTCAAATACTGCTATAACTGTTAAACAAGCTAGTGGCACAGGGGTATTAGTCCCAGCTGGTAAATCAGCGTGTGTATATGCAGATGGTACAAATGTTGATTATGCGATTGATTATCTTAGTGGTTCAGTGCTTTCAAGTGATGTAGATATAAACGGCGGTACAATTGATGGCACTACAATCGGTGCAGCTACTCCTAGCACCGGATCATTTACTACACTCGCAGCTTCAGGCGCGGTTTCAGGAGCAGGGGTTACAGCTCGATTTGCTTCCCCTGGACCAATTGGTAATACATCAGCTAGCACAGGCGCATTTACAACTTTGACTACTACTGGCAACGTTACACTTGGTAATGATGATACAGATGAAGTAACGCATAATGCAAAAACCGTTAACATTCCTAATGACCTTATATATTCTGGTACTGGAGCTGTGACTCAAGCTGTGGGTACAACTGCTCAACGACCAGGTTCAGCAGCGGCAGGTATGTTTAGATATAACTCCACTACTGGAGAATTTGAAGGATACACTACTGGTTGGGGTTCGATCGGTGGAGGTGCATCAGCAGGTGGTGCAATTTATGAGAACGTAGACGAGATTACAGCAAACTATACAATAACTGCAGGATCGAATGGTATGTCAGTAGGGCCTATGACTTTAACGTCAGGTGTTACAGTAACTGTACCTTCAGGACAACGATGGGTAATATTATAAGGAAAAATTATGGCTTCAACGATTAATGCGTTAACAGGTTCAGGTGGAGTAGCTATTCTAGGAGATACTTCTGGAGAAATAGCCTTACAGAATAATGGGACAACGATTGCTACAGTTAGTAGTGCGGGTATCGCAATGGCTAGTGGGAAAACTTTAACAGGTGATGCGCTTTCGAATGGTAAAATACTGCAAGTTGTGCAACAAGTATTAACAACAAAAGTAGCTACAACTTCTGCATCTTTTGTTGATACTGGGGTTACTTTAGCTATAACTCCTTCAGCTACATCTAGTAAAATTTTAATAGAATTTGCTGGAATGTTTGGAACAGGTGGGGGGTATGATTCTTTTTATCAAATTTTAAGGGGAAGCACAGTATTAGAAGTACCACAAAAAACTAGATTAAGTGACACTTCATCTAATCAATCGTATGTAACAGTTTTATTAGACTCACCTTCTACTACAAGTGCAACTACTTATAAAGTTCAGTTTAAAGTATCAGCTAATGAAGTGTTTTTAAATAGAGATGCTAGTAATAATCAATGTGGTTTCACTACAATTACTTTATATGAGGTGGCAGCATAATGAAAGCTATATACGCATTGTATCCAAACGCAGTAACAATTAGAGAAGAAGATGGTTCAATAGAAGTTACTGATAATAATGGTAATGAAATAGAAATAGATATTGCACAAGTTAATGCTTGGGTAGATCCTGACGCTTACCAACAAAAAAGATTAGCTGAATATCCAACATGGAACGAACAACTAGATAACATATATCACAACGGAATTGATGCTTGGAAAGCAGATATTAAAGCAATCAAAGACAAGTATCCAAAAGGAGAAGCTAAATGAGCTCAGTCGTATTAGCTGGAAGTTCCAGCGGAACTATAACCATAGCAGCTCCCGCAACTGCTGGGACAAATACAATTACGTTACCCGCAGCTACAGGGACAGCCATAACGTCCGCAACAGCAGCGGCAGATGTACCAAAACCAACCGCTTTATCAACAGCTAGCGGTTCTGCACCAAGTTATTCTGCAAGAGCATGGGTAAACTTTAATGGTACAGGTACAGTTGCTATTCGTGGTAGTGGGAATGTAAGTTCTATTACGGATAATGGAACTGGTGATTATGACGTAAATTTAACAACTGCTATGTCTGATACTAATGGTTCAATCGGTGCTTGTGCGGCTGAAACTGCTGGAAGTAATACAGGCGGGTTACGAGTTATTTCTGCTTCATTTAGCTCAACAACAGTAATTAAAGTAAGTGCGATATTTCAAAATGGCGGAGTAGCTGACCCTCAATTTGTTGGCGTACAAGTATTTAGATAAGGATAAATTATGAAAATAGTATACAAAACAGAAGAAGGTGGAGTGGCTGTAATTATACCAACAGATACTGTTGAGGCCTGTATGAAAGACATACCAGAAGGTGCAGAGTACCATATCGTAGAAGATTCAGAAATACCATCAGATAGAACTTTTAGGGATGCGTGGACATGGGAATAAAAATAGATATAGCTAAAGCTAAAGACATTACAAAAGACAGATTGCGACAAGAGCGTAAACCATTGCTTGAAGCACAAGATATATTATTTATGCAAGCTCAAGAAGCAGGTGCAGATACATTTGCTATTGTTACAGAAAAGCAAAGATTACGAGACGTTACTAAACAAGTAGACAGTATGACAACTGTTGAAGAACTGAAAGGAGCATCTATCTAATGGCTTATAAATTAAATGATAAAACACTTCCTGTTGATAGAGCTTTTACACACGATCAAATACAATACCCAAGAAATTGGTTACAGTTATCTACTAAAGAAGATAGAGCTGCTTTAGGTATTACATGGGAAGATGATCCTGTACGTGCTGATGACAGATACTATTGGAATGGTGAGATAGATAACCCTAAAGCTATGGAGGATGTAGATGCAAAAGATAAAGATGGCAATCAACTATATGTACAAACATATAATCCAGAAACTGAAGCAATGGAAGATACTGAAGAAAAGCTAGTAACTAGAGGACTAAAATTTGGAAAAATTGCGGAAGTAAAATATACAGCAGGCACTTGTTTAGCTCAAACTGATTGGTACGTAACACGTAAAATGGAAAGAGAAGTAGCTATACCTGCAGACGTTGTTACAAAAAGAGCTCACGTAGTTGCTGAGTCAGAAAGATTAGAAACAGCTATTGCAGAAGCTGCAGATGTAGAAGCATTAATCGCAGTAATGAACAAACAGAATTGGGAGAATGACTAATGGCATTATCAATTAATGGAAACGGAACACTAAGCGGAGAAAATGTTGCTATCTCTGGTACAGGTTATTCTCCAACACTTACACTTACTGATGGCGCTACTATTAACTGGAACACAGATTCTGGTCAAGTAGCAACAGTTACATTAGGTGGTAACAGAACTATGGCCGCACCTACTAACTTAGAAAACGGTGCTTATTATGGTCTTAGAGTAATTCAAGACGGTACAGGTAATAGAACTCTAGCATTTAACGCAGTATTTAAGTTTGTTGCTGGTGTCGCTCCTACTCTTTCTACAGCTGCTGGCGCAACAGATTTTATTAACTTTAGGTCTGACGGGACAAATCTCTACGAGCAAGGTCAAACTCTAGGAGTTTCATAATGTCTCTATTAGTCGGAGCAGCCTCCAACGGTTCAAGCGGGTATTTTCTAACGGATAGCTTACGCTTTCGTGCATCTGCTGGTGCTTATTTAAACACTACTTTTCCTTCAGCTGGTAATTTAAA